AGTGGTACGGCGAATACTATGCCTTATCTTGTTACTAATTATATTATTAAGTATTAAGGATTTGTAATGTTTGGTTCTAATGTGCAGCCTAAGCGCCGCATTAAGGAGGCTCGTAAAGAGCCTTGGTATTGTCACTCTTGTGATTTGGAGCATCCTGCGTATTATTCTAAGTGTCCTAAGTGTGGTGGGCATCGCCCCCATTAAGTATAGTAGGAGGAGTTATGAGTAAATATGATACTAAGTTAACTCCTGCTCAGGAGGCTAAGTATAAGTTGGCGGCTACAAAAGCGGGTCGTATTAATGATACTGCTAATTATGATCTTCGTGGTGCTTGGTTAGATAATCCTAAAAGTATTACTAGTACTGGTCATTTAACTGATAAGTTTAAAAAGCCTAATCATCCTACGTTTAGTAATGATTCTAAGTATTCTACATCTTCTAATCCGGGGGGTACGTGGGTTTCTGGTAAGAATAATTCATGGTCTTTTACTCCTTCAAAGCGACAAATTAGTCGTGCAGGTGGTTTGAGTCCTTTTAAGAAAGCATTTAATCGTAATGAGGCTGGTCAAAATTCGGGATTGGTTTTACCGCCGTCTTATTAAGGAGTAAGTAGTGCCTAATTATAGTTTTAAGGATGGTATTAGTGTTGATCGTAAACAATTAGAGAAGAATCTTCTTCGCTTCCCTGAGAAGATGGGGTGGTTCTTATCTAAGGGTTATGTTCCACATTATTATCAGACTTTGTTTCATACTAATCATCATGATGATCAGTTGACTCGTTTTAGGCACTTGGTAGCGGGGCGGCGTGGAGGCAAGACGCTTAGTGCGGCTTGGGAAGTATTGTTTTATTGTTTGTATCCAGAGCAATTCCATAAGGATGCTCGTGGTAAAGAAGATAATAGTCCGCTTTGGGTGTGGGCTACGTCTAAGGATTATAAGGTTTTGCGTCCGGCGCTCCTTACTTTGCGTAAGGTTATTACGGAGGCTGGAATGTCTATCGGTAAAGATGTGAAGGAGAACCGTGGCGCGATGACCTTTGAATTTCCTAATGGTAGTCTTATTGAGTTTAAATCGTCGGATGATCCCCAGTCTTTGCGTGGTGCTGGTTTGGATATCCTATGGATGGACGAGGCTGCGTTCATTCGTAGTGAGGAGCCGTGGCAAGTTATGCGGCCTGCCCTCTCCGACAAACAAGGTCTTCTCATTACAACCACTACGCCTGATGGTAAAAACTGGTTTTATGAAGAGTTTTGGAACAAGGATGCAATGAAGGATGAGAATCAGGGGCGCGTAGAGTATCGAAGTATTGATAACCCTTACTTTCCTAAGCGAGAGTGGGAGTACACAAAGCAACGGTATCATCCTCTTCTCTTTGCACAAGAGTACATGGCAGCCTTTGACAGTATGGCAGGACGAGATCTTGCCGGAGACTGGCTAAAATACTATACTGAGGATGATTTGCCTCGTACAGTAGACGGCGCACTAGAGAAAATGCGTACTTATATGGGGGTTGACCCGGCTGTTAGCATGAGTGGGCGCGGCGACAGGTTTGTAATTACCGTAGTCGCGGTTTCTAAATCAAACGAAGTCTTTATGATTGATCAGTATGCGGCTAAAATCCCGTTTGCAGACCAATTAGAGAAGATTCAAGAGTATCATTTGCGGTTTAAGCCTGATATTATTGGAATTGAGTCTAATGCTTATCAGGCAGCCTTGGTGCAGCAGGCGGAAAGGCTGCCCAGTATGCCTCCAATTGTACCTATTTTTGCTAAGGGTAAGAAGTTTGAGCGTATTATGGCTATGTCGCCTCTTTTTCGTATTGGTAAGGTGCGTATTAAGCATGAGCATAAGGATTTTATTGATGAGTGGATTAATTATGATGCTAGTATTAGTAATCCTCGTGATGACTGTTTAGATTCGTGTGAGATTGCGCTTCGGACGGCTGGTGCTTTGTTAGGTGAGTCGTTTTTTGATGAGCCTGTTGCTAATCCTTCTGGTTTGCCGGATTGGGTGTTGCAGGATCGTCCGGGTATTAAAAAAGATAATGGTAAAGACGATTATGTTGATGATTTTATGGGGAGTATTTGGTGATTATTACTATTGGTTCTAATGCTGGTGATGCGGTTACGGGTGAGCGTATTTTTCCGGGTGATCGTGTGCTTGATACGGGTATTGGTAATTATGCTACGCCGTATATGGGTGATACTTTGACTCGTCTTGTTAAGGAGGAAACGATTGTTTGGTTGGCAGAGCAAGCGGGATATGATGTTGTTAAGCGTGATGCAGGAGATTCTGGAGACTCAGAGGTCGTGGACGGAACAGATGCTAGCGTTGGAAACGGAGAGGCTGAGGCTGGAAAGTCTAAGGCTGGAGGGCGCAAGTCCGTTAAGTGATGTTCCTATGGGACGGTTGCGTGTCAATGAGGACGAGCAGGATGCTGATTGGGCTTTGCGTCAGGGTATTATTAGTCCTCATGAGTATAAGGGTTTGCTTAGTGCGGCTGGTTTGGAGCCTAGTGATTTAGAATTTATTGATTAAGGGGGTGTTTCGTGGAAGTTGAGACTAATGGGTCTAGCGAGGTTGTGGTGGATGTTCCTGAGGGATTTGCTTCTTCGGACAAACTTGTTAAGATGGTTGAGGAGTTGGAGCGTAAGCGGTATCTTATGGAGCGTCAATGGAAGTTGAATTTGGCATTTTATAAGGGTAAGCAGTACGTTTTTTATAATCGTAAGTCGCGTCGTATTGAGTCGCTTCCTACTGATGAGGGTGATAAGCCGCGTTATCGTGTGCGTCTTGTTGCTAATCAGATTTCTCCTCATTCTCATTCGTTGTTGGCGCGTTTGACTAAGACGAAGCCTACGTTTTTTGCGACTCCTGCTCAGTCTGGTTTTGAGGCTATGAAGGCTACTGAGGTTGCTGAGGCTCTTCTTGATTATTGGTGGGATCAGTTTCATCTTGCGTCTAAGCGTGAAGAGGCTATGCTTTGGGCTATTATTTGTGGTAATGGTTTTTGGAAGATTAGTTGGAATGATAAGGTTGGGTCTAGTGTTAAGTTGATGGTGGATCCGAATGGTCAGCCGGTTGTTAATCCTGTTTTGGAGCATTTCTTTAAGAAGAATCTTGAGGTTCAGGGTCTTGATCCTGAGGAGTTTGAGCGTGAGATTTTTGAGGGTGAGATTCAGGTTGATGTGATGGCTCCATTTGATGTTTTGTTGGATGATTCTGCTCAGGTATTTGAGGATTGTAAGTTTGCTGTTTGTATTCATCCTATGAATCCTGATGATATTTATGCGCGTTATGGTGTTCGTTTGAAGGCGAATGCTGTTAATCGGTATCCTGATGAGACTCTTCCGGGTGCGTTTGGTATTGCGGAGTCTAAGACGGTTGATAATATTCGTATTGTATATTATGGATATTTTTTGCCGGGTGGTAAGTATCCTAGGGGTCGTTTTGTTGTTTTTGTGAAGAATCCTAATATTGTGTTGTATGAGTCGGAGTGGCCTTATCCGTTTAAGAAGTTGCCGCTTGTTAAGTTTCCGGGTGTGCGTGTTCCGGGTCAGTTGTGGGATACTTCGGTTGTTGAGAATGCTATTCCATTGCAGAAGGAACTTAATCGTACGCTTAGTCAGATGATTGAGTATAAGAATCTTACGTTGAAGCCGCAGATGTTGGCTCCGGTTGGTTCTTTGCGTCAACGTATGACGGATGAGCCGGGTGCTATTTTTGAGTATAATCCGGTTGCGGGTAAGGTTCCAGAGTCTATTCCTCTTCCGGGTATGCCTTCTTATGTGTTTGAGCATTTGCAGGATTTGGGTACTCGTTTGAAGGATACATTTGGTTTGTCTGACGTTCTTCAGGGTGGTGTTCCGCCTAATGTTGAGGCTGGTGTGGCTATTGATTTGTTGCAGGAGGCTGCTACGGATCGTTTGTCTCCTCAGATTCTTATGATGGAGAAGTCTTTGGAGATGGCTGGTAATCTTATGTTGGAGTTGGCGCAGAAGTATTATCAGGAGCCGCGTATTGTTATGATTAGTGGTTCTGGTTCGCGGCCTAAGGTTGAGCGTTTTGAGTCTGCGGATATTATGGCTGGTGTTCAGGTTAAGGTTGAGACTGGTTCTGGTTTGCCGCGTACTCGCGCTGGTAAGCAGGCTCGTGTTATGCAGATGCTTCAAATGGGTATTATTACTCCTGCTAAGGCGTATAAGTATCTTGATATGGGTGATTTTCGTAATTTGCAGGCTCAGTTTGAGGCGGATGAGGAGCAGGCTATGCGCGAGCATGATAAACTTATGGATGGTGAGCCAATTAATGAGTCGGCTGCTTTGACTGCTCAGAATCAGATGATGAATATGATGATGAATCCGCAGATGGATCCTTTGACGGGTCAACCTGTTCCGCCTGATCAGAATCAGATTGCTCAGTTGATGGATGCTGGTTTGATGCCATTGCCTTATGAGAATAAGGCGGTGCATTTGGATACTCATGCTTCTTATATGAAGAGTGTTGAGTTTGAGGCTTTGCCTCCGGATATTAAGCAGAAGTTTTATAAGCATTTTGAGTTGACTCAGCAGGCTGTTATGCAGGAAGATGGGCCTAAGGGCGATGCTCCGAAGGTTAGTCTTCAGTTGCGTGGCGCTGTTGGGCCTACAACTGGTTCTAAGATTCTTGGTCAGTCGGGTATTAAGGGTGTTACTCCTGAGGAGATGATGGAGCCGCCGCTTGATACAGTTGTGATTGATAATAAGGATAAGCCTAATGCTCCTGATTCTAATGCTCAGGGTGATAAAGGGGCTATTGATGCGCTTAATAAGATGCAGCAGTCGGAGATGATGCATCAGCAGAAGTTGCGTCAAGAGTCAGAAATGTTGGCTGCTAAAGTAGGTGTATAATGTCGTATAAGCGGGTTGGCTGGACTGATGAGGATAAGGCTGCTGCGTATGTGTTGTGGATTACGAATGAGAAAAATGTTCGTAAGACTTGTCGTGATGCTAATGTTCCGCATTCTACGTTTCGTTATTGGGTGCAGGAGTGGGAGGAGAATGGTCCTCCTGATGCGGTGATTGATAAGTTGCCGGATCAAGTGTATGAGTTTGTTCATCATGCAAGTCGTGTGCGTGAGACTGCTATGAAGAAGTTAGAGGAGTTGATTCCTGAGGCTGAGGTTAAGCAGTTGTCAGCAATTGCTACGGTAGTGGGTATTATGGATGATAAGATTCGTCTTGCGTCTGGTCTTGCTACTAAGCGAACTGAGACTGTGCATACTCTTCCTACTAGGGATGAGATGAAGGAACTTATGAGTGGTTTAGTTGATGGTATTGTTGGTGCGGCTGAGAATCGCGCTGAGGATATTATTGATGTGGAGGTAGAAGAGCAACCGGAATTAGCCGGACTCTTAAGTAATAAGGAGTAAGTAATGAGTGATATTGATATTGCAGGCGCTACTGAGGCTCTTGAAGCCGAATTGCCGGATTCGTATGAGTTTGGTAATGAGCCTGTTGTTTCGGATGAGAATTCGGTTGGCGACAATCCTGATGTGGAATCGTTTACTGGTTTTGATCCGAATTCTCTTCCTGATGATCTTCGGGCAGTGTATAAGTCTATGCAGGCTGATTATACTCGGAAGACTCAGGATCTTGCGGAATTGCGTCAGTATGATGCTTTGTCGCAGATGGGAGTTGATCCTAATGAGGCTGTTCAGATGGTTTCATTCTTTCAGGAGATGCAGAACGACCCTCAACGTGCTGTTGAGTATCTTTCGTCTTTGCAGAACCAGATGGAACAGGTGCCGGATGAGGAGTATTTTGAGGATTATTCTTCTGATGTTAGTTACGATGGGCTTTCGCCTGATATTGCTAATGAGTTGGCTGCTATGCGTGATTTTCGTGAGCAGTATATGGCTGAGCAGCAGCAGGCAGAAATTATGGCTGGTTTGGAGATGGAGGAGCAGCAGATTCGTGTTGCTAATCCGCATTATAATGATAATGATGTTGAGGCTATTTATAATCTTGCGTATTCGACTGGTGGTGATCTGAGGGCTGCGGCTGATCAGTATCATGGGATCCAGCAACGATTACTTGGTGGTTATTTAGAGGCTAAGCAGGCTCCTTTGGGCGCTACACCGGCTCCGTCGGGTGCGTCTAATGTTCCGCCTAAGCAGTTTGGTACTCTTGATGAGGCTCATAAGGCTGCTATGGAGGCTCTTCGTAACGCTTCTTAAATAATTAATTAATGGAGGTGTTAAATGGCCGCTAATTTAGGTACTGTAAATAGCATTCTCAAGGAGTACTACCTTGGGCCTGTTCAGGAGCAGTTAAATAATGAGGTTCTTCTGATTTCGCGTCTTGAGGCGCGTTCGGAAGATTTGGTTGGTAAGGCAGCGTTTATTCCGCTGCATACGGGTCGTTCGTCGGGTATCGGTGCTATTGCCGAATCCGCTATTCTGCCCACGGCTGGTAATCAGTCGTATGATCGTGCTGAGTATGACCTGAAGTATCTGTATGGTCGTGTTCAGGTGACGGGTCCGTCGATGGCTAAGACGAAGAGTGATGCGGGTTCGTTCTTGCAGATTCTTCGTTCTGAGTTGGATGGTATTCGTAATGATCTTAAGAAGGATCTTGCTCGTCAGTCTTATGGTAAGGGTGATGGTGTTATTGCGTCGGCTGGTTCTTCCAGCATTACGCCGAATGGTTCGCAGGCTTCGGGTACTGACATTGTTATTACTTTGTCGGATTGGGAGCCGCTGCGTAAGGGCCAGATTTATACGAACATGGTTGTTGATCTTGTGACGTATTCTGCTGGTGCTCCGACTGTTGTTGCTACGGCAGTT